AAGACGGCTCCAAGCCGCCTTCAGCGAGGCGACTCACACCGGCTGAAAAGTCCTTCCATAACGCCTGGGCTGGTCAGGTAAGTGTGGTCACCTCGTTGGATGATGCGCTCGGCATCGTCAAGCAAACCCCTGGAAGCAATTCCAAGGGTCCTTCCGGGCAAATTTTTACTCACGAAATGAGTCAGATTGAAACTGGACCAGTCACTGGCTCACAATCAAAAGAGGTCTAGCGGGTGTATTACACCCATATTGATAACATGAAAGCAATAGAAATGGCGGCTATCGAAAAGCCGGAGAGACAGCTAACAGCAGAAGGCACCTATCCCACCGAGATTCGCGCAGTAGTCGATTGCGGCACTCACAGGGGATACGAAGGGAAGGGGAGTGTTCGCAAGTTCATTATGGTTCACGAAGTTCTTGGTCAAACCAGGACTTACGGTGAAAGGGTTGTTCCTGAAAATATGTCGTTCTGGATTCAGGTGAAAATAGGGGATAGCGGTGAACTGCGTTTGTTCGACACCAACAAAAATCGGAAATACATCGAGACGATGATGAATCGCAAATTCGTTCCCGGTGAGAAGTTTGATCCGTCTGAGTTGGTCGGCAAGAAGTGCTTGTCGAAAATTGAGCACCGTCAGAATAAACGCGGAGACGACATCGCTGTCATCGGTGACAACATGCCTCTGCCAAATGGGATGCCTGTTGCTGATGCGATTGGGCCTAGCTGGATTTATGACTTGGACAAACCTGACGAGAATATCGATCGGCTTGCTCCATACATGGTCACACAAATCCAGCAGTCAGATGAACGCCGTTCACAACCTGTTGAGGAGGAAGTGACAGATGGCCCTTTCTGACATCCTAGGGCTTGATGCCCATATACCTGACGGCGTGTATCCCGACATGGATGAGAGGGATTACAGGGCACAGCGCCATTATGTCAGCACCAGCAACTTGAAGAAAATTCATTGTCCTTCTGAGTTTCTGGCTGACATCACCGGCCAAGCAAAAATGCCGGATACGGATTGCCTCAAGAAGGGGCGCAGAGCACACGAAAGAATTCTGGAGGAGTTAAAATTTCTGAATTCTTACGGCGTGCTTCAGGGGGATGAAAACGATGGCAGAACCAAGGCCGGAAAAGAGGCGCGAGCTAGAATGAAGGAAAAAGGCCTTATTCCTCTAAGGATAGACGAGAGCGACATGTATGAAGAAATCCAAATGGCCTTTTGGAATCTGCCTGGAATGCATGACAAGTATTCCGATGCCATGACTGAGGCTTCATTGTTTGTGAACAACTTCAGGCAAGGCATTCACGCAAAGTGTCGGATCGACATGTGGCATCAGGAATCAGGCACAGTCATTGACCTCAAAACCACAAGACCTGGAGGTTCGAGCCCATACGAGTTCGCCAAAACATCAAGGCGATTGAAGTATGCCTGGCAACAGGCTTCATACACCAAAATGGCAGCTCGCTTGGGGCATGAGATCAAGCGATGGATATGGGTCGTCGTTGAGAAGGCAGCACCCTACACAGCAGCCTTCTACGAGTTTGGCCCAGCAGATGTTGAAAGGGCCAACAACGAGGTCAACGCTGCGTGGGATAGCCTTGAATCCTGCGTTAGGCACAACACATGGCCATCACACACTCCCAACGAACCAATGTTAATAAGTTTGTATGGGGACCAAGAGGGGATTGGACGGGGATTGTCCAACCAAGCCGCATAATCTGATTGTGCGCAAAAAGCTCATCCTGAAGAGGGAGGCCTGGGGCAAGCTCCCAGGTCCCCTCCAGGAGGCAGCCAAGCGGTTTCAAGCCAAAGAAATCTACTTCTTTGACCCACCAATAGAGCTGCCACCGGCATCGCCGAAGGGGATCCACTATCGATCGGAGTATCACGATTACATCGCTTACGTCCGACGATGCCTAAAAAAAGGCGAACGGAGACCAGGAATTTTAAAGTCGTTTATTCAGGGCCTAAAAGGCTCAGGGGAAGAGGGGAAGCAACTCATCGATCAAATTAAAAGCAAATTGCTCAAGTGAACCATAAGCGACCATTCATACCATCATGGCTTTTTAAGCAGGGCTGGACTCACAGCCAGTTTGCAGTTTTTTCCTACATCTGCATGAGGGGTGAGTGCTGGGAATCAAAGAGATCTATCGCCAGAGCGCTCCAAATGGACATAAACGCTTTCTACAAAAATTTGAACGCGTTGGTTGAAGCCGGGTGGATAGCCAAGAGCAAGAAGGGACGTAGCACCTCACTGCGTTGCTGCTTTGCGAACAACGAATTTATGAAAAAAGAACCTAAAAATGAGAAAGCACAAGGGTCCGATCCTAATGACTATGGTGAGCGCTACGCACAGCTTCACAACTGCAGCAGTGGAACCATCATCAAAATGCCTCAGATTCAGCCTGAGAGCGATGACGACTCAGAAAGGAGGATGCCAACCGCATGGATGCAGTAAAGCCATACAGCGCGAAACAAGCTGCACCTAGGGAGCTGTCAATTCCGGTTCCTATGCCGGCTGATGAGGCTGCTGAAAAAGCACTGATTGGTTGTGTCCTTGATGGTGCTGAGCAGTCAGCCTACGAGCTTGGGGTGACGCAGGACTTTTTCTCAAACCCTGATGCAAAACGCATTTGGACAGTCATCGACAAACTGCACTCTGATAACCAACCGATCAACCTCAACACCGTCAAATCCGAGATGGATGGTGGTGGCATGTATCTGGTTGATGCGCTGGATTCAGCAGGGTTGCCGTCAAATTTCCGTTACTATTTTGACAAAGCCAATGACGTGCGCTGGAGGCGCAAGGCAGTCTTTAAATTGATTGAGACTGCCGAGTGCCTAAACGACAAGTCCATCGAGCTAGATGAGGCGATCAACAAGTGCCAGTCAACGTTCTTTGCCTTGAGCAACTCACAGTGCGACCTGAAAGACCAAGTGCAGATGTGGGATGAAGCGGGCAGACTACTTGAGTCTGCATATGGCAAAGGGTTGCCAGACGGCGGGCTGAAAACCGGGTTGCTTCCCGTGGATCGTATTTTGCGAGGCTTTGCGCCCGGATCAATGAACATCATCGCTAGCCGTCCTGGTATGGGTAAAACATCGCTGGCAGTTCAGATCGCTGTTAACGCGGCCAAAAACGGAAAGAAAGTGGCCTACTACTCGTTGGAGATGCCGTCTTTCCAAATTATCAATCGTTGCCTGTCATGCTTTTCAGGGCTCGACATCAACCACTACCTAGAGACAGGCATCATCCAGGACAAGGCTGCCTTAGCCAAAGCTTTGGTGACACTTCCAAAGCTGGGAATACACATCGAGGACAATGTGAACAAGAACATCAACCAGATATGGTCAGAGTCGCGGCGTCTTGTTCGTGAACAGGAAACCGATTTGTTCATTGTTGACTATATGCAGCTCATTTCACCAACAAAGCAGCGTGACAATCGTGTGCTTGAGGTTTCAGAAATCAGTCGAAGCATCAAGAAAGCAGCAATGGAGACCGGTAAGCCATTCTTGGTTCTGGCGCAAATGAACCGGGCCATCGAAGAGCGTGGTAAGGACGCCGAACCACGCCTGGCAGACTTACGTGAATCAGGAAGCCTTGAGCAGGATGCTGACACCGTCAGTTTCATTTCCAAAGGCAACACAAGCGACATGGATCATGTCCGACTCATGGTCAAAAAGAACCGCCACGGAAGCATCGGCACCGCCAATCTGAACTGGACCCGTTTTAATAATCGCTACCGCACCTACGGTGAGCAAATCGAAGAAACCGACAAACCTCTCATCTAATGACACCTGACAAAAAACTTACTCTCGTATTTGGCTACAGTGGCAAGAAGCATTGTGGCAAAAGCACAGCAGCTCATCACTTGGAGATGAAGCTTGCTCAACAAGGGCACCTGGTTGCCCGGCTGAGCTTTGCGACACCAATCAAAACAGACATAGCGGCACTGGATCCAAGAGCGCTTGACCCTGAGTGGAAGGAGCGTTTTCGACCATTGTTTCAGCACTGGGGTTCACTAGCAAAAGAACTCAATGGCCGCGATTACTGGCTGAACAAATGGGCGGAGACATGGAATAATTACAAAGCCAAAGGATACACCGCTGTCATAGTGGACGATGTTCGCTTCCCGTTTGAAGCTGACTTCCTCAGGAGCATTGGCGGCAAAGTGATTCGCATACTTCGGCCAGACACCGACTCAAACACCGACCTGCACGAGAGCGAAGTGATGATTGATAAAATCACCCCAGATCAGGTCATCGTTAACAAGGGGTTGGAGGACTTCCTCCACCAGGTGTAATACACCTATGCGCAAAACGAAGGAACAGTTTCTGAAGGATTTCGAGGAGAGCGTGCCAAGCGTTCTGGCTGTTGCTCAATATCTGCGTTCACAGGGCCTTGAGGTTTCGTTGGGCGACACCAAATACCAGAATCCTTTGTCCTACGTGGATAAGGGTGACATCTGGGTCCTAGGGGAGAATGGCGAGCCTGACTACAGGGTAGAGGTCAGACAGCTCAAAAAAGAGCATTTCACATGTGCAGACGATTTCAGGCATCCGGTGATGACCCATTACTTCTGCCACGACTGGGAGAAGCTACAGCCAAAGCCAGCCTGGGTTTACATCGTGAACAGTGATTGCACCTGCGCAGCCAAAATCAAATGCGGTAATGAGGTGGCCAACTGGATTATCACCAATGCCCCCAAATACGCCTCCTACGCCATCGCGAAGGACAAGCCTGAATACGTCACTTTATGAAGAACGACAAACGCATGAAGGCTATGGGCGCCAAATACGCAGAACTCCACAGGATGTTTTCAGAAGGCGAAGAGCGCTTTTGGGCCAAGCGAGGGATCAAAATGAAGAACAGCTGGAGAGACCGGCAGTTTAAAGCGACAGCAAAAGAGAATTTGCCTGATGGACAGGCGAAACCAAACCAATGAAAACAAAAGGACCGAGAGATGAGTAAGACAGAAAACAACGAAACGATCACTGTGGTGGTTTCACACAAAGTAAACATCAACCAAGACACAGTCTACCAACTCGACAAGAAGTGTCTCGAAAGAGTTGTAGAGGAGGTCGAAGGCAAGAGCCTAGAAGAAATTTCTGATCACATAATAGACAACCCAATCCTATACGCTGATGCTTTGACTGACATCGAACCAATTGAGGTGGTATATGCACAGTGGGCCGATGAGCCGTTTGGGGAGCCAGACGTCACGCCATACGTTGGCGCAGATGTCGGCTACATGATTAGGCGTGATCACTGGAAAAATGCGTATGTCATCCCATCCAGTGCAATAGACTTGCACACTAGCCAGGACGACAGAGAACTAGCTGAAAAAATCGACAGGCTTGCTGAGGGCAAGGAGGTGTCGCATGTCTGAAGAGTGCATACGCATAAGCGAAGTAGAGGCTCGTTACTCCAAATCAGTGAGGACCGTGCAGTTTAAAACAAAGCAGCTTCAAGCGTTATTCCCTGAAGAGCTTAACGGACTGTCTCAATACGATATTGGCAAATGGATCGAAGAGAACTTCACCCATTTTGCTGAGGTGTTACGAGAAAAGGGGCTGGTCGAAGACCTGGACAGGGTAATTGGATGTCAGGATCCTGACTACCACGACGACGACCCATCATACATAGGCCATCACTGCAACGAGCAACGAGGCTGGGACCATTCAGACGACGCTGAGGAGATTGATCTGGATCTCGATGACGAGGAAGAGGACCTGGAAGACTATTAAAGCTCTACTAGGTGTAATACACCTGTGTAACATGGAACAAGGGGATAAACATGCGAGTGCTGGACCTGTTTAGCGGAATAGGCGGGTTCAGCCTCGCAGCGCAACAAGTTGGATGGGAAACCGTGGGTTTCTGTGAATCAGATGAATACTGCAAGAAAGTGCTCAGAAAGCACTGGCCAAGTGTCAGGATCTGGGAAGACGTCAAAGAACTCGCTCAACTCAAAGAGCCAATCGGATGTGACGTCATCACAGGAGGTTTCCCATGCCAACCCTTCAGCAATGCCGGGAAGCAAAGAGGCACTTATGACGACAGATACCTCTGGCCGGACATGCTTAAAGTTATTGAACTCGAAAGACCCGCTTGGATCATTGCTGAAAACGTTGCTGCCATCATCCCGATGGGGCTCGACCAAGTGTTATTTGACCTGGAAGCCCAAAGCTACTCCGCAAGGGCGCTTGTTATTCCAGCTGCATCTGTCGGCGCCCCACACCCCAGGCAAAGGGTTTGGATTATTGCACACACCAACGTCCAAAATGGTTCAAGGCTCACCGTCACAAAGCCACAGCGGGTGGATGAAGCAAAACCGCAAGAGTGGTGGGAAAATGAACCCAGCTTGGGTCGAGTGGCTGATGGGGTATCCAATAGGACACACCGCCTTAGATGCCTAGGCAACGCTATCGTGCCTCAGGTAGCAGCTGAGATTTTTAGAGCCATCCAGCAGACACTCACTAAATGATTTGTCAGATCTGCAACGGGCAGGGTCACGTAAAAGGGCAGGGTGGTCTTGAGATCTGCCCAGGATGCGGTGGTTGGGGCTACAAAGGGAAAAACAAGGCTGCAGTTAAGGGGAAACGGTGCAGTCGTGGTAAATTCAATTACCAGAAACTATTCCGAGCCAAACGCGTCGAAAAGGACGCGCATATCATCAATTGAATTTTCTAAAACAAATGGATCGGTTGAGTCATAAAAATTCTCATAGGCATCATAGTAAAAATCAGCAGTGTATCCTTTGGTGCTAATCCTCGCCATCCTCCTACAGATACCCATTTTTTCTGAGTATGATGCTCTATTCCACGTGTAGCCATTGGAGTTTGACATCGATGACGACGTGCTTGAGCGATAATCGTCACTGTTGTTTGAGCTTGGGGTTGATGACGATGTGCTTGGGCTGTAATCGTGGTCGCTGGTTGTGATTGATGGCGCTGAATACACCTCTTCCTCGGTTTGGTTTTTTATAAAATCCATGGGCTCGGGGAGAAATGGAACAATAATAAACCCTGCGACAACTACAATGATGGCACCAAGGCAACCCCACTCGTTCCTTTCAGCCTCGATGTCGTGAAAGCCTAAGGCGGCGTCACAAAACCAACCAAAGAGCGTGAAGCAAAAAAGGAAAAACACCGGTTGCACAAAACCTGCTGGTTCCGCGACTCCATCCTGCCGCACCATAATAATAGCAAATACACCCCAAAAGAGCCCAAAATAGGTAAACAAACTACCTCTACTAAGCCAAGAAGCACGTGTGGCGTTCTTTGGAGGCCAATTACTCTTTCGCTTTGCCATTATTGGCTCAAAAGGCCTCAGATCCGAATTGCAATTGTAGCAGGTGTCCCGGTTGTTCTTATCCCACTCATTATCGTTAGGCGCGAATATGCTTTTACCGCACCGAGGACATGCGTTGGTCATGGTGACGGTTTAGCAAAGTGCGAATTACTCGCAATCCAAAAAAAATCTCACCTCAGTTGTTGACAGGTGTAATACACCTACAGACAATTGGGAGGGCGGTTGGCAGAACGATAGCCACCGATCGGCATTTATGCCTGCTAAATCACTTACTCAATGGGGTGCTAGGGACCCAGGAGCGACCCTGACAACGGGACGCGACCTGAAGAAGAAAGACCCTGAGCGATACCAATCGATAGTCAAAGCTCTTAAAGAGGGGATTGGCCATGACTCACTGACTCGAGTGTTCAACACAACACGTGAAACACTGAAGGCGATAGAGTCAGCAGAGAAAGTCGAAGCGTCGTCTCAAGAGCAGATCCTACAAAGGCTTACACGCACACGAGACCTGTGTGTGAGCAAGTATCATGAGGCGGTCGAAGCAGGGGATGTGAAGGGGCAGACTTTACCCGTAGCCATTGGTATCCTTACTGATAAAATTGTCCAGATCAGCGGACAACCCTCGACAGTAGTTGAACACAGAACGATTTCACTGACACCTAAAGCACTCAATCAGCTCAAGGATCAATGTAAGCCCACGCAAGTGATTGAAGCAGAGGTTGTTGATGACAGTGGCTCAGAATGACTCAATTAAACATATGAGTTATTGTGCGAAGCATGAGGCAATTTGACACCGATTAGGGGGCGGGGGGGATCACGATTTCTCAAACACAGCGACAGCCAAGCGGATGCCTACAAATACAACAAATGACAAAAGACCCCGAGGCAAACGAGCCAAACGCAGGACGATGCTTGAATCGCCTGAGCTTCGATGGAAAGCCGGTCGGGAAGAACGATGGGTCACAGTAACCAAGCGACCACTCAACCGTCGCCTCATCGAAACTGATGCGGGATT